TCACAATTTAACCCGGGCGTTATATATACTGTCGGTGAAGTAATCCGCGCAGACGAATATGATGACGATATTCGCATTGAATGCACAGGTGGTATTCATTTTTTCATCACGAAAAAAGAAGCGGTTAACTATTAGGAGATAATCATGATTAATAATAATAATATATTTGTGATAGAAGGCGTAATAACGCGTGATACTAGATCATATGTAAGTCAGGAAATTCTGAGATATATATCAACGGGTATATCACAAGAGTGTACAGTAGTTATAAATTCTAATGGCGGCGTGCTAGTTGAAGCTTTAAATATTGTTCTGTTGTTTAAAAAAATGTACAGAAAAAGTCATGCAGTTTTGATTGATGATTGCTGTTCATCTGCCGCCATTATCGCGGCAAGTTGCGATACAATTAAAGATGATCACAGTGTAGGATTATCACTACATAATCCATACTATGGTACAAGTGGTCGCCCAGTGGTTAAAGCAAATAGGGCGGATTTTGCAATTGATGAAACGACTGGAGTATCTCCGCATAACGTTTATATGATTGCAAAATCTGTTATGTCTCTTTTTGAAGACATGGATAAAACTTATCAAACAGCTATACTTGATGACAATCATGATGTAATTTTGTCGACAAGTGAAGTACCTTGCATCAAAACGCAAGTTACTGACGAAATGGTTGAAAAATTTGTAAAAATGTTTCATACATTTATCTAAAAAAGGGGAGTGCTATATGAGCAATCAACCAATCTATGCTAATGTTTGCGATACGTGTAATCTTGCTTTCGCACCAGAGTTGTTGAAAATATACGGACGATATTGCAGTGGTAAATGCAACAGGGTGGCAATAGAGCTAGAATTGCAAATTATAGTAGAAACAGAATGTTGGGTTAAGGAATATTTAGAGCGATTTTATACTCCAGCGGGCAAATTATGAAATACTACAACGGATTGGGCGAGTTGCTGACTGACTACAGCCCACCACCGCATCGCAACTGTGCGTATTGTGATGAAATGAAAGCAAGAAAGCAAACATTTTACCCAGCTCACACTGCTAGTATTAGCTGTAAGAGCGGGCGAAAAAATCATTGTTCTTGCGACACGTGTTTTTAATTGTTAAAAAGGGGAGCTATATGAAAATACTATTAATCGCGGTATTACTAACTCAAATATCTTGCACGACACTTGCGCCGAATGAAATAATCTTAGAAAGGCGCGGCACGGGCAAGGATATGATCGTTATAATACAACATACGGACAACGTTGAAGCTACTATAAATGGTGGCAAATTAGTCATTGAATAAAGGAGACACTGATGAAAAATACATTAGCGCAAAAAGATTGTATGAAACGCTATCTACAGACAAATAAAGGTAAGCTAGCACAGGCTCGGTCGATGCAAAAATATTTTGCAAAAAAAGTTTTAGAGTTAGAATCTATAATAGCACAGGGGCAACAAAATGAAAAAGTTGCTACCGCAGAAGGTGCTATTTCTGTTGCTGCGGCAGGAATTGTAGGAGCTGTATTTAGTAGGATAACTGGGCGCTTACTATCAAAAACAGAGAGCATAATAGTAGCGACAGCAAAAACACGGGTCGAGAGAGGTAACACCAAACTTTAAAAAGGGGATAATCATGATGTATTGTGCTATGTGTAAAATAGTTTATCACGATGTTGGATGCTACTATATATGTGGCAGTGTTATACTACCTACATGCCGCACTTGTATGGCAATCTATAGCCCTGCACATAGCCAAGGTCAAGAGAGTAGGCATACAGTACCACCGCCGCGAGGTACAGAGACAGTTTTAGTATTAATTAAATTAGATTAATTATTGATTTTACTGACAAATCTTAATTATTGATTTTACTGACAAATCTTAATTATTGATTTTACTGACAAATCTTAATTATTGATTTTACTGACAAATCTTAATTATTGATTTTACTGACAAATTTTAATTATTGATTTTAACAATTTTATCTAACAAACTAATTAGGGTACGACTAACAAACTAATTAGGGTACGACTAACAAACTAATTAGGGTACGATAACAAGAGGACACTATATGCAACCAGTTCAGGACAGCGAAAGCAAACGATATTTTTGTCAAACTAATGATTGTATTAATAAAGACAAGCCTACGTGGTACCCACAAGATCTAAATACTGCGCCAGAGTGCGAAAAATGTGACTGCACCTGCCTAATTATGCCCAATTATTTATCATAAAAATACTGGATAAGTACAAATTATAGTCTATAATTGATATGAAACTGGAGGCAACTATGGAATATTCATATGAAGAATTTAAAGTGCATCTAGATAACGCGGAAATGACTTGTTATTGTGAAGCATCACATAGCACAAAGTCTAGGCTTTGTGATGAAATCATACCATATCGACATCACGATGAGTGGGGCAGTGTTGAGGATTCTACTTGTTATAAGTGTCAAGCACACTGCTATGATGAAAACGAAAATCTAAAGGAGTCTCTTTAATGGCATATTTAGACAGGCACAATTCAGTATTTCACCGCAACTTATATCAATTATCTATTAGACTGGTACTAAAAGCTATGCGGCTTAAGCAGCAAAACGAATCGGCTGCAAGTAGATTGCTTGGTATTTCGCGGAGTACCCTTAGGTCAATTTTGAAAAATTATATAGAGGATAGCAAAAATGGCTACACGTTTTCGAGTAAAGTCCAAGAAGAAGTTAACCTTATCACAGAGACTATTTAATTTTATTTTTGGAAGGGGCGAAAATGATTAATATAGAGTTAAAAAAAATTATCAAACTACATAAATTGTGGCTTGGCGGTTATGCGGGCAGTTATGCGGGCGGTTATGCGGGCGGCATGCGGGCAGATTTAAGCAATATGGATTTACGCGATGCAGATTTTCACGGCGCTGATTTACGCTATGCATACTTACTTGATACAGACTTACACGGCGCTGATTTACGCAATGCAGACTTACGCAGAGCGAACTTGAGCGGCGCTGATTTAAGAAATGCGGATTTACGCGGCGCGAATTTACTTAGCGCGGATTTACGCGGTGCTGATTTGCGCGGCGCGAACTTGTGTGGCACGGGTCTGTACCATGCGCATTTGCAAGATGCGAAGATGCGGATTTACGCGATGTGCGTATGTAAGCAGAGTTAACAAACATAAAGGAGTCGCTCTAAAATGACTAAAGCAGAATTAAAAATCATATTAGGTAAACATCTAGCTTATATTAATGAACACGAGGACGGCGAATTAGCCGATTTATCAAATACTGACTTACGTAATGTAAAACTCAGTAATAAATACTTATGTCACATTGATTTTAAAGGGGCTGATCTTAGAGGGGCTAATTTATCAAAGTCTGAGTTAAAAGGGGCTGAGTTCGCTGGGGCTGATTTACGTAAGGCTAATTTAAAAGGAGCAAATTTACAAAGCGCTGGGTTAAAAGGGGCTAATTTACGAGGGGCTAATTTACGAGGGGCAAATTTAAGAGGCACTGAGTTCGAAGGTACAAAAATGTAATAACAAACATAAAGGGGTAAAAGCTATGATAAGCAACCAACAACTTTTAGATCATTGCAAAAGTTATTTTACGAATAGACTAAACAACCATAACGGGCGCGCTGGGTCAGGCTGGGGTCACCCCGGAGACAACTCTGGGTTTACAAGATGTGCGCTAGGCTCGCTGATAAGCCCAGAACTGGTTTGCGTCAAAGAGGAAGTGGAGAATTTATTTCAAATAGGGAAATATACTACATGGCCGCCAAACGGTATCCATGTGCGCATTGTTCATTTTAATGATTATAATATCTCTAAAGACTCATTGACTATAGATAAGATAAATCTGTTTTTGTCAAGACTGGCCATAGATTATTATTTAGACTATACTTTAATTAATCAGGCTGAGGAAGTAAAGTGTACGCAAAATATCGAATAGAGAAACTAATTAAGGCCTATGCCCCAGCTATGATTGAGGAGCTGGGCCTGTGTGCATGGAAAATAACTTGGCATATTGTTGGCCAAAGAACTAAATATGTAAAAAATAGTGATGCGCACGACACCAGAAATTTAAATGCTGTAGTTGTATATAAGTCAAATATAGCCGATGTTTATCTATTTTATAACAATATTCGGAATAGAAAAGATGCTATAGCTACTATGTTTCACGAAATGCTGCATTTATCAGTAGTAAAGCTATTGCAACCGCGCATTTCTAAGCTAGAACGTGCTAAACTAGAGGAAGAATTAGTGCTGAGACTAGAGGCACTTTATACAAAGAGGTTAAGTTAATGTCAATATTCGATCAGTTTTCTAAAGCTTTAGGGACACAAGGCAATGACGCCAATACACTTATAAGATTATCACTGGGCTTAGGGTTTCCTACAACAATCAATTCAAAATCAACAGGATATGTTACGTTACAGCCAACTGCGGCTGTAAATAGCAATCAACAATTAAGCAATATTAATAGTGCTGTGTTTCCAACATCGAAACCCATAAATCCTACCGCGCCGCTATCGGCAGGACAGCAGCCCGCGCCATCTAGCACGACTGGCTGGCCAGTTGTTTACTCACAACTAAATAACGGGCAAACAGTAAGCGCGTTTGTGATGCCGGGCGAAATTGCAGCAGGACAGCTGGGCGCACTAAGCCCTGATAACCCAGAAATTTTAGCCGATCCGGGCAAAGCTATGACCCAAGATGAATATGCTAATATAATGGCGGGTAAGCCAGAGGAAAATACAAGTGCAGTTGCTAAAGTACCCGAAACACCTACTGCAAAGTCATACAGTACACCTAAGGCACCAGACATGGCCAATTACGCTAGAATAGACGGCAAGCGCCGCCGTTCAGCACAAACACGATTTGCCACCTTTATGGGCACAACTCTAGGATAAACATTATGCTTGAACCAACAATGCCAGCTGTGTTACCACTTCGGTATACTATTTCTTTTCACAAGATGCCCGGTGGCTGGATGGTGAGAAGTAAAGAACTACAGTCTGGGGTAGAAGACAAGCAATACTTTTCTACAGGCGAACGTGCACTAAACATTTATAAAAATATGCTGCATAATGTTTACAAATCTCCACTTTGGAGGATTGCAGCCACCAGTGAAATGTTTACAGTGGTTGAGTGGGCTGGCAATTTTAGTAATGTATTTGATCATGAAAAAAGTAAACATATTTAAGCTGTTATTTATTTTGACTATTGCGGCGCATTACATTACTGTAGTATGTTTTGTTTTGACTGCTGTACTCTCGTGGCAGTATATGCCTTTGTATCAATATGTTACACTACTAGGGCTAGTAATACGAGTAGGTTACTCAAGAGACCACTGTCCACTAACAAAATTAGAAAATTGCATTGGCCAAAAATTAGGCTATACTAAATCAAATGGCTTTATTGTGGACTGGATCATCAAGCCCGCACATAAACTGGGGAAATTGATATATGACTAAAATTCTTATAATCTCGGATACACAGGCACCAGCACATCACCCCAACACCATTGAATTTTTGAAGCATGAGGCTAAGATTTTTAAACCTGATCGCATTGTGCATATCGGTGATGAGATGGACTTTCACAACTACTCAAAATATACACACGATCCTGATCTGCCGGGTCCACTAGCCGAACTTGAACAAGGCTTGGAGTTTATGCAAAAATTATATGACTTATTTCCGGAAGTGGATGTATGTATATCTAATCACGGAATTAGGCCGTTCTTGCGAGCCAAAGAGGCAGGACTTCCCTCGCCATTTATTCGTAGCTACAAAGAATTTATGCGCGCACCAAAAAACTGGCACTGGCACCATCAAATTCTCATTGACAATATTGCTTTTATACATGGTGAAGGTTTATCGGGTGATGGCGCTAGACTTAAAGCATGTACACTTATGCAAAGATCTTGCGTTTTTGGGCACATACACTCAAACGCTGGGGTTTCCTATTTCTCCAACAAAGAAAGCCTTTTATTCGGGCTGAATGTCGGCTGCTTAATCGACCTGCATAGCCCATATTTTGAGTATAATCGACACCAGATGCATAGGCCGATTATTGGTATTGGCTTAATTGACAATGGGTTACCTATGTTTAAACCAATGCAATTAGATAAGTATGGTCTATGGGTTGGCCGCAAGAATAAAACAAAAATTATAAGACCACCACTGCCAGCGCTACAAGACGTTGCACAGTGCAAACATTGTGGCAGTCATAACGTTAGCCGCTGTGGCTGGGGTGGTAAAGACAACATGGTGCAAATGCTTAGATGCAAAGAAAAAGATTGCCGCAGAAAAACAAATTGGGTTTAGTGGTTGCAAAGTATAAATATTAGACTATACTTAAATAAACTATAGAGAGGATCAATTACTATGGCTACGTCTAAAAAATCCACAGCTAAAAAAGATAAGCAACAATTTGTGGTGGCCGGGGTTATCTACTGGGCACATATTAAAAAACCAAACGAAATGTCAAATAAGTATCAGGTCACTGTTAAAATTAGTGATAAAGATGCTGAGATGATTTCATCTTTAGATGTACCTGTATCAGGTGAGTTAAAAGTAGGCAAGGATGATAAAGGTGGAGATCTTGTGTTGGAAGGCAATTTTATTACAGCCAAAAATTCATTTCGGCCTGAGATTATTGACAGCAAGAAGCGCGATCTGCCAGAAGACATGGAAATTGGCAACGGTACTAAAGCACGTATAGTGTTATCTACATATGATTGGACGTTTAAAGCTAAATCAGGTGTGTCATTGAATCTGGATACCATACAAGTGCTAGAGCTGGTGGAATTCTCTCGCAAGTCTGGTCGCAGTCTGCTTGACGAAACTGATGGCTTTGAAGTAGATAAAAATGCACTAGATGAGTCAGATAGTGACGATGACAGTGATGATGATGACTCAAGTGATGAGGTTCCTAAAAAGAAGAACAAAGGGCCATACTAGTTATTCATGCGGACATGGACGCCGCGCAATTTCTGGAGGTGTTTATGCTACATCTTGATGGAGATGCATTGGTCTACATTGCTGGGTTTGCAGCAGATAGCCGGAATGGCAACATTAGCCATTCATTATTTAACATCAAGCTAATGATTCATAAAGCCCTACGTGAGACAAAACAAACAGAGTTTAAAGTTTTTTTAACTAGTAAAAATCCTGCTGTTAATTTTCGCACTACGCTTTTAAAGTCTTACAAGGGCAACAGGATTAAAACTTGTCGTAAGTGCGGCGGTACTGACTTAACTAAAGAATCATACGTTGATCGTATACTAATGCCCAATGGCGAGACTATGAAGCGCAGATTCTTTCACTGCAAAAATTGTTCAGAACCCGTCCCTGACAGTAAGCCTGTCTACTACAATAAGATTCGTAAATATCTACTTACTAGATTCAAAGCTGAAGTTTGTAAGTGGGGAGAGGCAGATGACTGGTTGGGAGTAGGACTTAAGAGTAAAGATTTCATTGCCACACACGATAAAGATATTTATCAGATTGGAAAAATGAATTTTTATAATCTTAAGTCTGGAGAGCTTTTATCTATTAAGGACAGTCTGGGGAAAATATGGGTAAAAGAAACACAAATGAATAATCGTGCAGGTGAACCACAATTCAATAAAAATGGCACACCGAAGTTACGCAAGGAAATTAAGGGCTACGGCTTTAAATGGTTTTGTGTACAGATGATTATGGGCGATAAAGTAGATAATATTGTCAAGCCAGTTTCTGGTGATGGACCTGTCTTTATCAATAAATTGTGGGATCCACTTATCACAATGAAAGAATCTTGGAAAATGGTTGAGTTTTACTACAATAATACTGGCAACAGTGATAAGCTGTGGGATATGGCAAAATTGCTTTGGGTGTCAAGAAAAGCAGAACAAATTTGCAGCCCCGAAGTAATTCGTAAAATGATAGACTAGGAGACATATGAAGCAAATATTATTACTACTAGTGATGTTGTGGACAACTTCTGGCTTTGCTTCAACTTTGGAAGTAATGCCTGTACAAAACCCCAATATAATGACTATAGTGCTGCCGCCCGAAATTCGATCTGGCGCGTTTGACTTGTTGATTGCCGAACTATCAATGAATAAATATGACGAAATTCATCTTCTCATATCCGGAGATGGTGGAAGCACTAATGCAGTTCTTGCTTTGAGTACCGCTTTAAGAGGCGCTAAAGATAAAGGCACAAAAATCACTGTAGATGTAACAGGCCCAGCGATTTCAGGACATGCGTTTTTAGCATGTACTGCTAGCGTGCCGGTCAAGATGCATCCGGGGTCTTCTGTTACATTTCATAGATCCGGTATTTATAGAGTTGCTTTGTACTTTTTTTACTACCGCGAATACCCAGTTGATCAAGCAGATTTGGTGGCAGAAGCCACAATTATAGCTAGTTGCCTTCAAGCTGGGCTAATTACCGCAGATGATGTAACTGACATATATGCAGGCAAACGAGTTACTTATAGTAAACTTAGTGATGGATCTAAGCTTCACAGAGAAGTGTTAAACGATTATGCAAACAGTCCTCTGGAATGGCTTCGAACATTAGCAGAAATAGCAGTTTTAATATGCGGCAGTATTGTCTTGGTTGGTATATGTAAGAGGGTTTAAACATGCCAGATAAATATGTATTTCTCGATCTGCCCGGCGATATTTCATGCGAATGTCGGGAGATGGTCACAAGATTAATTGCTTTTGATCGTAAGTATCCTACCGCACTTGAGCCGGAGTTTTTGGATTTCTTGGATGTAGTAGAATTTGGACTTATTAAACACCCAACACCGCCGGGCGCTAGGGCTAACTGGCTTACAGCTAATGGCAGCACAGTGTCACATACAGATATGCATGATCGTATATCGCATCATTTTGCTAGGTCATATGCTGATCCGTACGGTCTAGATGCTGAGTTTCCCCGAGATCATTTGCTGTTTGCTATAACTAGATGCAATATGATATACACTCGCCGCAAGCGCAGAATTACACACGACAGCGACCCTGAACAACCTATGTTACAAGACCTACATGATTTTCTTAAAAAACAGGATAAAAATATATGATTAAGAAAATGGTTTATTTAGCCAATCCGTATACGTCTAAACTAAAAGACCCAGACGCTGTTGCATTACAGGAGTTGACGCGCCGTAATCTAGAGTCATATATAGGTGGCAAACTACGTAAAAAACACAATGTTGTTTTTATCTTACCAATTGCACTGTCTGCTGCAATGGCAGATATTTGTTCTTTTGGTACAGGGTTTGACGAATGGGCAGATGATGACTTTACATTCATTAGCCACTGCGATGAAATGTGGGTGCTGATGTCAGAAGGGTGGTCAGAATCGAAAGGTGTATTGGCTGAAATAGCATTTGCCAAAGAAAGAGGTATGCCTATTAAATATGTATGCCCAGATAAACTTGCGCTTTATAAGAATCCTTGCGCATGTGATGCAAGACTATGACTAAATTTGTAGACACTAAACCACAGCCATGCCCAAAATGTCGTGCCGCAGGCAATGACCGCAAGGGCAACAATTTAACAACCTTACCTGATGGTAAAAAGTGGTGCTTCGCATGTCAAGACCCCAAACTAATGGGTGAAGGGTTTGTTCAAGGTGACTATTATCCATTGGATGTTAATAAAGGGTGGCTTGCAAGAGGACTAAAACTAGAAACATGTCGCAAAGCAGACTTTCGAGTTGGACAATACACGGGCACTATGACAGACCCGCAGGCAGGTAAGTCTGTTAAAGTGGTTGATGAGTGGGTGCAGATAGCCACATGGCGCAATGATAAGAATGAGATCATAGCCCAGAAATTGCGCAATAGCAAAAAGTGGTTTAAGTTTTTAGGCAACGGCAAAGATTTAGATTTGTGGGGCGTAAATGACTATCAACCTACTGACAAACTTTTCATTGTCATCACCGGCGGGGAAATTGACCGGCTGTCAGTAATGCAGGCTTGCGGTCTTCAGTACCCTGTATTATCCCCACCAACCGGTGAGGGCAGCGCATATAAAGCTATTAAGAAGAATTTAAAGTGGTTGATGGGCTGGAAATATGTAGTGCTGGCTCTTGATAATGATGAGGCAGGCATTAAAGCAATGCAGAAGGCCGCAGAGCTGTTTGAGGTAGATAAGGTGCGAATTGCTAAATGGCCTGCCAAAGACCCTAATGAGCTTCTACAAGAAGGCCGCAAAGAGGAGTTAGTGAGGGCTATATGGAATGCTCAGACCATTGAGCCTGATCATATAGTAACTATTAAAGACATATTGCCACAGGTGCTAGAGCAGCCCCAGTATGGCCTAGACTGGCCGTTTTCAACTATGACCAAGATAACCTATGGTATTCGTTTCAATGAGATCACAACGATTGTTGGGCCTACAGGGGCAGGCAAGACAGAGATCATTAAAGATATTGTAAGTCATTGTTTAAATCACTTTAATGTGGCCGTATTCTCATTTGAGCAAATGCCTGCTGATACAGTGCGCCGGTATGTCGGGGCTAAACTAGGTGTTAAACTTCAAAAGCCCGGCGAGAAGTGGGATGCCAAGGCTATTGAAAAAACAGCCATGGAGTACAATGAAAAGCTGTTTCTATATGACTTTAACGGCACTGTTTCTACTGGTGACATATTTAAATGTATTAGATATCTAGCCAAAGCAAAAGGCTGTAAGCTAGTAATTATAGATAATTTAAAATCACTTAAGATTGTGTTTAAAAAAGATGAAATTGCTGAGTTCGCTACATCTCTACGCTCACTGGTTAAAAGTCTAGGCATACATGTAATACTAGTTTCTCATGTAAATAAAAATCAAATTAGGTCTAGTACGCATGTCGGCTTTTCATCTAAAATGCGCCAAGGCGAAAAACCCCACGAGAAACTATCAGAGGATTTCATAAAGAAGACTATGAACAAGTTTCAAATCGACTGGGAGTCTGGTCGCATGGCAACAGAATCTGACATTGAGGGCGGTAATGATATTGCTGCTATTAGTGATTATGTGTTCGCTATTGCTCGCAATAAGCAATCTGACAATGAGACAATAAGGCGCACTATTACTGTTAAGCCGTTAAAGTGTGGACGTATTGATAGTGAATACAGCGCAACTAAATTTGATCTATATAGAGAAGATAGTGGTGCACTGCGAGAAGTGGAAAAAAGTGACTCCAAAGACTATACTGGGGATAAAGGCGAAGAAGGGGACTATTAATGAATATAAAAATTCTTAAAGCAATTTGCTACGCAGGTGCATTCGGTGGCCTGTGTGCTATATGTATACCCGGCCTGATGTCTATTCCCGCATCAGCTATTGGTGGCTATCTAATAGGCATGATGATAGCTAAGGGTGAACTATGAACATTGGCTATTTAGTTAAACTAAAGATGCTGACTAGACTTAAACTTAATCTCAAGAAGCTTCAACATGCTGATGTAGATATGCCAAATGAGGAAATTAAGGCAGATATTGAGCTGCATAGACGCTTGATTAATTTTATGGAGAATATTATATGATGAAGTCCTTAGTGTTACTATGTGTATATTTATTTATCTCACTCATGATCTTGGCCATTCTCCAAACCGCGCACGCACAAACATGTACTACAAATGGCAACCGCACTATTTGCACATATGATAACGGTGATAGTAAAATATGCATTCATGGCGAGTATAATACGTATTGCCAAGAGGAGTCTTAGTTTATGAAGACAAAAAACAAACAGAAAAAATATAGTTCAGGCAATAAGCCATTGTTGTATAGAGGTGAACTAATTAAAATATTAAAGTCTATGCCGACTGCCGAACTTGAAACGATAGTCAAGAACAAACATGTAGATATTCCGCTAAGACGCGCCTATATACTAGCCAAACGTGAGCTACGGAGTAGACAATGATTTTAACCTGTCTTGATTTTGAAACTAAAGACCCCTATATTTCTCTAGAGCTAGGGGCTGGTTACCCTTTCGCGGTTAACTATGGAAGGAATAGTCTGTTCTACCCCATTGGTTTCAGCTATTGCTTTATCAATACAGAGGATGGCTGTATTAGTAAATCAGAATATGTTGCATTAAGCACTAAACAACTTGTTGGTGCAGAAGATAATAATGCCGGATGGATTAAGCTGTCTTCTATTATGGCTCACACTGAAAATATTGTATGCCATAATGCTCAATATGATCTTGGCTGTTTGATGGCACTTGGCATTGATATAGACCATCTTAGAACTTATGACACCAAAGTTATGGCGCAGCTTAATGATTCGTCGTTGTGGTCGTACTCACTGAGCACACTATTAAAGAAGTATGATCTAGGTGAAAAAATGTCTGGTACTCTAGCAGACATTGTTAAAGAGTTCGATTTACTAAAGACGCCGGCAGGTAATAGTCCTGACACTGAAACTGCTACATATGCAAAGCGTGCGTATAAATTCGGTATCTCTAATATGGATCTGCTTCAGGAGTTGGATTTTGCTTCAGTGGCGCACTATGCTAATCATGATACAATAGGTACGTCTCTACTTTTTAAATTCTTATTGCCTAGAGTCGGCGACAAATTAGCTCATTTCTATAGCAACATTCAAAAGATATGCTGCAAGATACGTTGCCGAGGTGTTGTAGTAGATATGAATAATACAGATAAGGCCATTGAGATATTAACACCGGCATGTGAAGCACTGGAGCGCAGCCTCTATAAAGCCTTAGGAGATATTAATCTACAAAGCAATGACCAGCTGCCAGCCGCTCTTGTCAAACTAGGTTATAAACTACCATTAACTTCAGCAGGCAACCCATCGCTAAATAAAGAAGTGATGGAAGATATTTTGTTGACACTGCCTAATGATGAGTTAATTCAAACGATAGGCAAATGGCGCACTGTTCATATGCTGCTTCATAATTTTGCTATCAAGATTAAAAACATGCAGCAGTATAGCTGTCCTGAAGTGATGGCGGGAGGTAAATATGGTAAAGTATTCCCAGAGCTTAAGCTTCTGGAAGCAAGAACTGGAAGATTCTCAAGCAGTAATCCTAACATCCAAAATATACCAAAGCGAGATAAAGAGTTTGCAAAATTATGTCGTGCTATGTTTACTACTCATAGACGTAAGCATAAATGGTATTCACTTGATTGGTCGAACCAAGAAGGTAGGCTACAGCTTCACTATGCAACTCTTAAGAATTTCGCAGGTGCTGAGGCATGGCGCAAACGATTCATTGCAAACCCAAAAATAGATGTACACAGTATAGTAGGTGATATGATGGGCGGCGTGTCTAGAGATAAGGCCAAAGCTATTTATTTAGGTAAGTCATTCTGCATGGGTAAAGGCAAGCTAGCTAAAAGTCTAGGCCTGCCTACCACCATGATACAGACAGAGTATGGCCCGCAACTATCCTCTGGCCCAGAAGCATCTAAACTTATTAATAAATATGAGCAGGCATTCCCTTACCTAACCCAGCTTCAAAAAGACTGTATGCAAGTCATACAAAATAGAGGATATATCGTTACTTTAGGTGGTCGCAAATGTCAGCGCCCTCCTAGAATTAAAGGCAAGTTGTTTGATTATAAGGCAATTAGTTTACTGATTCAAGGCAGTGCGGCAGATCAGATGTATATGGCCTTAACTAAAGCTGATGAAGCTGGTATACTAATAAATTGTATCGTACATGATGAGTTCAATATCGAAGGCTCAATTGACGATGCATTGAAAATGCAAGAAATAATGGAAGTATGTGTTGATCTTAACGTTCCTTCTGTGGCTGAAGTAAAAGTCGGCACTAATTGGGGCAACTTGGAGACAATCACTGATGAAACAAAAATTAATTGAAGTATACTCAGGGTGGATTGAAAGAGAACTGGGCGACATAATAGTGCGCACCGACCATTTTAAAAATATGGGTGATTATGGCGAGCTGGATTGGCCGCTGTCAACAACCATGGTTTACAAAGAGGATGCAGAAAATATTGCATCAGGCCTTGGCCGCCAGTTCTCAGGTGAAACTAAATGCGCATTAGCCGCCATTGACGCTAAACTTGAAATGACTACAGCAATTCTTGATAAATTCTTTTTGAGCTTGCATTGTATAGGTCATGTAATCTGTTCTGGTGTTAGTGCTACGGATATGGAAGATAACAATGATATAGCTTTAGTTGAAACTAGCTGCTTGTTGTTTGCAGCCGTGGCCTGCCACCACTACTTTAATCTAGACCATCTCACTCCGTTCATGGCCACAGAAATAGCATGGGCACTATATGATAGGGCTGAAATTGAGTTAAAAGATGGGAAAAAGTATACGAGTGATCAGTATGTAGATTTGTGTGGAGATATACTAGAAAGCTTAAAGTTTAAAGAAATCAATCTTCATTAACTAAATTCATGGCTACAACTAATGTTTGGATGTATTCCTCAGTAATCATTTTCGGTGTAAGGCGAAATACTCTCCAGCCCTGTGCTACAGCCATGTTAAACTTTTCACAATCTTTCTCATAACCAATGGGATTAACATGGCGGCCACCACTCCATGTACCACCGTCTACCTCAAATGCAATTTTAGCGTCTGGGTAAGCAATGTCAAATCGCCAGCGCCGTTGCTTCTCGCCGTCTTCAGGCAGGTGAAATCGGTATTCTCGTTCTGGTTGAGTGCCATCAGAATAGTGTATAAGTAAGGCTACTAACATGTCTTCATATTTACGAGGATTGCTTATTTTCAAGTTGTTCCCTCACAAGTTCACCTTCTATAGTTCTGTAGCTAACAATGTTAACGGTAGGCATAACAATAGTACGTTCGTTTACAGAGTCTTTAAGTTCTGGCACTAACTTTGGCGCAATGCGAGTAAGCATAAACTCTAATGCCTTAAGCCGAACTTTCGCAGAGTCACGCTTGTCTTTAATCTTATATGACAACATACGCATTTTAGCATCGGCTTCTTTGAGAGATAGGCCGTCAACTGATTCAGCCTGTTCTGATAGCTCAACTTCTAGCTCACCCCACTTACTGTCTAGATCACGTATCTCTTTTGACAGATCATTCATCTCATCCATCATCTTAAAGATAAGTGTTTGGTAGGCCTCATCGACAGCCTTCTTAAAATCAGGATATTTCTTTTTCCAGCGGTAAAGGGATTTTTCAATAGGTACAATGGTGCTGTATTCACGGCATACTTCAGCTAGTGTCATACCACCTTCAATCTTATCTGTAATGAAATCTTGAAGTTTAATGCTGTACTTGGGCTGAAACAAAACTTCTTTAGTTTCTTTTTTGATTTTTGTCATCACGATTAGCCTGTAGTTGCATATGAATTAGCATATCAATTTTGGCCTCAAGACGTACAGCTGTGTCTTTAAGGTTTGTCTGTTCTGCTTTTGTAACCTTATCCATATCTTCAATCTTTTCTTTGATCTGTGAGTACATAGTACGTATTCTCCACTCTACTAAAACAGTCCAACACCCAACAATGGTAATAATAGTTATAAGATTATCTAGGTTATTCATCTTTAGGTTGCTCGTTCTTATTGATTTCATTTAACAAACCACCTAATCTAGCATACACCTTTGCAATAAAAACTGCAAATTCTTCACCGTAGGTTTCTTTGTATTTGTCTCTATACAACTGATAGTATTTAGCATAGGCATCAATAAGTTGTAGCTGATAATCTACTACTACAGGCATTTGGCAGCCGACAGCAATACTATCAACTTGCGTCCCTAATGTCCCAACTGGAATCATTCGATCACTGTCTGGGCCGTACTTAGCAAAAGCAGCCCTGTCGGCACCATGCAGCCTTAATTTACACTCTGTTACTGTAAATTGTAAACATATCTTTGTAGGGCTGACGACGCATCCTTTGAAAAATTCCGGATAGTTTGCAATAGATACTGGATATCGAATCATTGGTAATGCGCCGTAATTATAATTATGCCACCTGCACCAGCACCGCCATTGTAATTAGTACCTGTTCCTGCGCTACCGCCAGCACCCACTGTATACGAGTAGCTAGCACTTGGCGTTTCAACTGTAGTTTCCAAATAAGCGCCTGCGCTACCGCCAGATCCAGTAACGTAACTTGCATTGGAAGCTGTGCCAGCACCAGCACCACCTGAACCATATGCAACACCTGCTGCACCAGAAGAAGATAGAGAACTGCCACCACCGCCACCAAATGCACTTGCACCACCAGAGCCACCAGCCCATTGTCCAATAGTGCCAGAGCCATTATTTTGAACACCACCACTACCAGAGCCGCCTTGTATACCAATAAGAACCGCCGCACCTGTAATGCTACCAGACGTAGTACCACCAGCAGGGACAGTATAATTAAATGTGACAGAAACTTTACCGCCACCAGCAATACCGGAACCAAAGTTTGTATCACCGCCTACTGTTGATGTTGTAACAATAGTTCCACCAACCGAGTTTCCTTGACCTCCAGCACCAGCACCAACCATCCTCACGCGCAACCAGAGTGCGCCAGTAGGTGTAGTATATGTACCAGTCCCGGAAGTATAGACTGTGGTAACTGGGGTTTTTTGTCTACCCCATGCACCAGTTAAGCCTAGTGGCACTTGGTTGACATCATTTGGGACTTTAGCTAGCCAGCCGTGTTTAGTTGTAGATGCATTATTCGTAGTGATATCTGATGTGGAAATGGTGGCATCTGTTGCGGCAAGTGCTATACCTGTTGCTTTAGTATAACTAGTACATCTCCAATTACCAGAGCCTTCACTTACCATGTTAGCAACATCACCTGTTGCAGTTGTAATATCAGCAGCAGTCGGCAGGATTAAACTTGTGGCGTGATGTGTTAAAAGCAGAGCACCTGAAAATCTTACAATTCTTTGTGTGCCAGCTACAACAGTGCCAAACCCTGTAATTGTAGTAGTGCCTGTTACAACAACGTAATTGCCTGTCGCTGCCCCAATATCTGTTGAAGTAGCAGAAGCAATATCAGAACCCTTGGCATGATTAACTGCGGCGCTGAAAGTAATCAATCCTGAATATGTTGGACTGCCAGCAATTGTTCCAGACACAGTAATGCCACTAAATGTGCCACCAGTCATAGTGCCACTAAATGTGGCATTTGCCACAGTAATGCCACTAAATGTGCCACCAGTCACAGTTTTACCTGTAAATGTCATAGCTGTTGGCAAAGCCCAAGTTGGGTTGGCAGACACACCATCACCATTTGTAACAGTGATTTCATTAGCCGTACCAGTCATAGTTCTTACTAGAGCTGTATTACCAGACACCGACTGAACTAATATACCTGTTCCAGTACCGAAAGAGTATGCACCAATCGCTGAAAGATTAACAAACTCCCAACCAGTAGCCGCAACATTTATTCGTATAGTATAGCCAGCCAGTGGTGTACCTATGATGGTTGGGCTGACGGTAGATATAGATGGGTCAAATTTAATAGAGCGATCAAGGGCCTCAACTTGTTGTTGACAGATCATAGTAAGCCTATCTAGAGCTGTTTCATGGTCTTCGGCAGGAAACGTATCATAAGGCGTGTAGTCAGTCTCTTGTTTCAAAGCCATATTACGTCGAATAACAATCTGCGAGCCAGCAGGCGCGTCTGTCGCAGGGTCTACAAGTGTTACATTGCCTCCTGCTTCTTCCCCAACTCCTGAAACAGTATAGTCAGTAGTTAGAATAAGATCAGTAATGACACCTGTAGCTGTTATTCGTTTCTGAACTATCAGGTCAGTTTGTGCCAACACCTTGAATGTATAGGCTAAAACAGTAGTAACGCCGTTACCGTTGTAAGTTACTTTGTTAGTTTCGCTGCTAACAGTCATTTAATATTACCTCTATTTAAAATTATTCCTAATACCTTTCTTAAGCCACCATATATTTTGATATGGAATCAGCAACTTAAGTTGGTTCCACGTCTTTGCGTCTATAGGTTTTCCTGCCATTTTACTTACTATAGCACGATAGATCGGATTAATGATAGAGGCACTAGGGCCAAGAATATAATCAGTTGGCTCATTTATCCATGCCTGCCCGCCAAACTGCTCCTTGGAAGAAATGGCTCGCTGGACCTGAAATGCTGGATCCAACAGCATACTTCCCACCCCTGATTTGTCTAGGCCTCTAATTAGCCACTCTTTAGCTGTATAGTCTGATATACGACCTGCCGCCTTATCTTGCAGAAGCTGAACTACCATACCAGCCATTGTCATAAAAACAATACCTTGAATGGCCTGACTATCATGGCGGCTGAGAGCAGATATAGTTATCTTATTAATGGCGGCAAAAGAGAAGCCTTTGCCTAATGCCATTGATTTACGCATTTCACTTCGTTGAAAGAAACGCGGCATGTCTAGTACCTCTGTAATGATAGGTGATTTATGTACCTCTACACGTATAGCATTGTTAAATATATCCGCAGCCTGTCTGTCTGACCACATATGGGAGTTCGAAATATGCGTACCTCGAACTTCTACACCGTACTTTTCTTGCATCTTCAAGATGGCCTTAGCTGCATCTTCATCAATACCTATTTCTTTTAAGTATGACACTCCTCTAGGGGTTGGATTGCGAGCATAGCTTAATATATTATACTCTGCCAGACGGTGACTTGCTCTCTGCCAGATTTGATTCCACGCAGTCATGCCAGTAACCTTCATCGACAGATTGCCGCCTATTTGACCAACACGCTCTATTGGCCCTGTGCCGTGTGGGGTCAGATCAGGGTTCATCATAAAGGCTTGAAGATCATCTATTTCATTTTGTATAGCAGTTAAAGCATTGCGATAATCTTGTTGTTTTAACTTGCTAGTACGAGTAACGAATTGCTTAACGCCACTTAGCCATCCATGCATAACAGTACGCGGCAAGCCATTTTTTATCACACTGGCCAAAGGGTCGCCTACAGCAGAAATCACAATAGATCCATACAGTCTTATTACATTGTATTGATTGATACTACGCCAAAACCCATCTGCTACTGTTCGTTTTTTAAATTGACCAAGACTAATTGCTGCAATATCATTAAAAAGTGCTTCAGACTTTATTGCCTGCCTGCTTAACTTTTTAATCATTGCAAGTTTTTTTTCTTTAGTTATAAAAGAGGCCCGTTCAGATTTAGGCATAGCTTTAATTTGTTCTTTTGTAGCCTCTTTGACGTCGCGTATTTTCATAATCTGCATATTGTATGTGTCTCTAATTCTCAGCCTTACGTCTTGCAAAGACGTAGCACCTAAATCATCTAACATTTTCTTATAGTTGATAGCACGACTAGCACTGGCCAGATACATATGCATAACCTTATTAAAATCTTTTACCAAGTATGGCTTCATAATCTCATAGGCGGCATTATTCATAATGACTTTACGAGGCTGTTTAGAGTCAGTTCCTTTCGTAAATGAAAGCCTGTCAATGTCACCTAAGGCCAGATTCTTATCACCCATTTGTAAAATATTGTCAACAGACTCAGAGGCTAATTGACGGGCTTCTAGTATATCTATATTGCCTTCGACTTTAACTGAGACAAGCTTTTCTCCATCCCTAGGTTGCCAGTCAATCTGTTTAGTATTAGTATCGTATATTGCATTTGCGTTTTTCTTCTTGCCTGTATCATCAGTATAACTGACAACAGCACGCCGCATTCTTACATATATTTTTACTAAAGCATTTTCTGCCCCAATTCTATCTGCCAAGATAGCCTTCATGTCATAAACTATCTTGAACCAGTTTTTAAAAGGTGCTTGGTCTTTGTCTATAAGGCCTACATTCTGCATGTCTTTATATACTTTGTCTACTACATTGCGTGAGTATTTAGCCATGTTCTCTACTTCACGTATAGAGTGCCTATCACCATCATTCATTGCATCCATCACATACTCATTAAATTTTTTATACCGCACACCCTCAGCATAAGTTCGTTGTACCTGTGCAGTCATATCATTTGGATCAACCTTTAGATATCGTAGATATGCGTCCCTCATATCTTTATTAAAATCTAGTCCAACCAACATATCCGCTTGCATACGTGACTCTAATGAAATAGGTGCTGTAACTTGGCGGCCGGCACTGTCCTCAAGTCCTATATGCATATAGCCAACACGAGTAGTAAAATCACGAACAATAGGGCTAGCATCAACTAAGCCCTCTATGCTGACATTGCTTACATGTGGAATAGTCATATATTTTACAACCCAAGTCGGCAATCCTTTAATACGTGCGTCATAAGTCACATAGCCCGCATTTGCATTTTGTGTATTAACATCTAGCAATTTAGCATCTATTCCACTAGGTGCAAGAGCCTCTGCTAGTTCTTCTTCACTGACCATATTTACTTCATTTGGATTAATTGGATCTTTAATTTCACTACCATCAGCCATCACATTATCACTAGCTGCTATTCGTTCTTCCATAGATACATAACTATCTGGATCTTTTCGGGCTGCCAACTCTTTAGAAGTTGGTGGTGGCGTATGTTCATTTGTAATATCAAGTATGGCTTTAACTTCTATCATTGATTGTTTGCGCGCAACAAGGCTTGAAGCTGCATCATCTGCGGCCTCTTGTTCAGTAGAATACAGCTTTTTCAGAGCATCTACTGTGCCACCTTTATAGGATGCATCTGCGGCCTCTTGTTCAGCAGAATACAGCTTTTTCAGAGCATCTACTGTGCCACCTTTATACGATGCATCTGCGGCCTCTTGTTCAGCAGAATACAGCTTTTTCAGAGCATCTACTGTACCACCTTTACCTTTATATTTAGATGCATCTGCGGCCTCTTGTTCATGTGCAAGCTCACGTTTCAATTCTGCTATCCGTTCTTCACGTGCAGCTGTTGCCTTTTGTTCATGTGTAGCAGAATATGGAGATGCATTATCTATTGCGCTATTTCTATAGTTAGGTGCAGCTGCATCACTTACAGTATCAGCCTCGCGCTTCAACATTACCGACAGTTTTTCACGTGCAGTAGGGTCGGCAACTGCATCATCTGCCACTGATTGTTTTTGTGTAGCAGGGTTGGCAACTGCATCATCTGCGGCCTTTTGTTCATGTGCAAGTTCACGTTTCAACATTGCTATCCGTTCTTCACGTGCAAACGCGCCGGCACCTGCATCATCTGCTGCCGTTTTATATGAATCTGGATCATCTATTGTTCTATCTTTATAGCTAGGTGCAGCTTTGTCGGCAACTGCATCATCTGCTGCCGTTTTATATGAAGCTGGATCATCTATTGTTCTATCTTTATAGCTAGGTGCAGCTTTGGTGGCAACTGCATCATCTGCAAGTCTGCTCTCTGTTTTTGATAGTAGGCGCCCAGCTATCCCGCCAAATGCAGCTCCTACAATTCCTGCTGCTGCAATAGAAATAGCACCTTCTGCGGCAGTACGTTCTGGGTTGCCTGCCTGCAATATTGTTTCAGATACAGCAACTGCGCCTGCCGACATTGCGCCTGCCTGAATAGCAGTTCTAGCAGTGCTGACAGTTTTGGCCATTCTAGCAATCTTAACAGTACCTACTCCGGGAATAGCCAACATAGGATCAATTCCGCCCCATGCCATAGCAGACCAAAAAGCTGTTGATGGTGCACGTGCCGCAAGCTGGCCGTATTCTTCATCTTCATTAAATTGCTTCATGCCAGCTTGAATTTCTTCTTCATTATCTGAGTTTACAAAATACTCTGGCTTGGATATATATTTAGTGCCCTCTAGTCGCGTAGCAACATTAAAATCAGGATCAGTCTTAGTCCAGTCACCAATGCCATTATGAAATGCAGAAATATACCATGCATTGTTCTCGGCAGTGCGCTTCTGTAACAACGCACCTTCTTGAACAGATAAATCTTTAGGTTCGTCATATGCGGGCAGCTGGTCAGGTGCACCTTGATCGTGCTCTAATTGATTTAGGTTTTTTTGCTCGTCTTCTGGATTATATAGACCCATGTCTATCTCCTCAGTTCTACGTGCGCTACGTCAACAAAGTATTTAGTGCGACCAGCCAAATAGTCTACAAATCGTTGGTATGGACTAGCCCACGTACCGCCCCAACGCAAGCCCGGATTAGATGCCTTCATACTTTCTACAACCTTGCCTTGGGCAATCCAATAAGCATGACTTAGTGGAACATTCCACATGTATCTTTTATCAACAATATCAGCAGCCATACCTGTTAAGTGATATGAGTTCATAGTGTGACTATATCCAAGACGTACCTTTTCACGTTGTTGTGATACAGTGCGCCTGCCTTCTGCGACAATAGGCTGGAACCCTTGAGCCTCTAGCTGTTTTAACACCTCTAGTACAATTGGCTTAAAGCGCGGTTCTAATGAATTAAATGCAGCATTAATTGTTGGCATTGTTATCACCCTTCTCTTTTTTAGTTAGTTCAGCTAACGTAATTCGTTTTTCTAGCAAAGCTTTAAACTTCTTCATAAACTCTTTAAATTTCGCACCCTCTGGCATTTGTCTATAGCCCTTAACATCTACCTTCATAATGCTAATAGTCTGGTCACCAACCTTAATTTTAATCATATTAGGATTGCTACTATCTTCACCTACATAGCGACCAACTTGACCGTTGGCAACTACAACATCACCGGCTGCTGGTGAGCTAGTGGCCTTGCCGAAATTTAATCTCATCAGCAGGTCGCCTGCATCTACCTGCTGGCCATTACCTACATCTATTTGCTTACTCGCACTAGACAAAGTTGTAACAATCTTATCAGGCGTTAAATCATCTACTTGAGATGTCTGTGATGAATCTGTACTGGCTTGTCCATTTCCTACAACTATATTGGGGTTAGTATCTTGTTTAGTTGCACTAGTAGCTTCTTTAATTTGATCCTTCATAGATGGATTAACATCCACCATTTCACCTGTCACTGGATTAATAACAGTTTTCTTGGGCTTATCATCAGCAGCTTTAAGTGGCTCATTAGTCATGTTATAAATATTAAATGATTCTTGTCCCGTACCTGCACGTGCTGCCTCTCCGGTATAAATATTAAATCTTTGCGGAGTCTGTTGAATAGATAAAGGCTTAGACTGTGATGCAAAGTTTTCTGGAGAAGGTAAAGTTCTATAGCCTTTTACATCTGAAACAGGAATAACACTAGGCACTAATCCGTCCTTGCCATCCATTGACACTATTTGCACACCCATCTTGCCGCCCATGTTTACCATGCCTGCAAAAATACCGGCTTTATTAGCACTTACAACAATGTCACCCGCCGTTGGCTGTGTGGTGGCTTTACCATACTGCAAGTAAGTCTGTGGGTTGGAGTTATTAGTTAAAACAGAGTTGATTAATTTGACAGATTGCCCTACGCGCCATGATGATTTATCTGCACCAACCATTCTTTCAATAGCTGCCTGTACAACAGGTTTAGACTTACTGTCTCCCGGATACTGATCAGCAATTTTACTAACATAACTTACCTTACTGACTCTATCAACAAGCTCTTGATTCATAGCAGGGTGTTCGCCATGCCCTTTAGTTGTTGTCATAGCCTTAGCAATTTCTGATGTATGAGCAACTTCCGGCTTTGCTACAATCTGTGGGTTTTCAGTATTAACCTTAGCATTGACCGCATTTACTCTAGCATTTTGAGTTCGTGCCTCTGACGCATTGTCATACTTCCATCTGTCAGGTAGTAAAACCTCATGACCATCAGCATCCATATAATATAAGTAATAGCTAGGATTGCCTTTTTGTTTAAATTTAGCAACAGTTAAATCATCACTACCAACTAACACTTGGTCAGGTGTAACGCCATCCGGGAGTCTATCTGCTACTTCTGCATTAATAGACGCTCGTATTTCCATGGCTGTAGCTCTGCCTGACAAAACAACCTCTGGTGGCAGAGCCATAATTGTATTGGCATCTATGCCGAAACGTGGAACAGTATTAACCTCACTATAGCCGACAAGGGTTTTGGTTTGATTTGCTACCATTTCTTTAGCAGCAGCCACATCTCCGGTTGCCATATAAGCATCTCTTAGTAAGGGCTTAATCATATCAACAACTTGATCTGCAACTTGATCTGGGCCACGATACCAAGGATTGCCCTCTGGATAAATATCATTTGCAATAGTTGCTTTAATGTTATCATTTGAGAAATCTGATTCTTCATTAAACCCATTCCTGCGCTGCTTTTCAGTTTTTACATCAACGTTATAAACCGAATCTTTAATTCTTTGGATGTTTTCGGTGCTTAAACCTTCTGACGTATATTTATAAGAGTTAGATAGGGCTGACACATAAGCAGTAAACTTCTTGTCTTTTATACCTGATAACACTAATGGGTTTACAGACTGTAATTTGTTATATGCAAATACAGCTTCTTCAATTTTTTTAATACTGCCACCCTCAATATCAGCCTGTAGTCCACGGGCTAAAGATTGTACCGGGCCTTTGTACTCAGCAGCAAGAGCAATTCTGTCACCAATTGGCACATTAGTAGAACCATCAGGTGACAAACTTCTTAGTCTGTTTTGGTAATGATCGTCAATCTCTCCAGCAGAGAAGCTGGATAGATTTGACCCTGCCTGCATATCAGCAGATAGATTTGTACGTGTCTGCCAAGTTTTGTCTACCTTTACATTGGTTTTAGTATATTGTTCAGCAAGTTCAGAGTATTGCTTAAATGTGATCTTGCCTTTATCATATGCTTCCACAATTTGTGCAGTATGCGCTTCGCCTTTAGTTATGCTGTCAGACAACGAAGATTTAGCTAGCTGAGATTGTGCTTGCTCTACTTCGGCCTGCGCCTTATACTGTAATTTATTTAAAGTATTTTGATCTTGTAAAGCAAACTTATTTTGCTTATTTAAGTTATCATACTCAATCGACGTTAAATTAAGTTCATCAGCAGTTTTAGAAGACAGTAACTGTGCCACAGAATTAGGGTCGCGCTGATTGGCTACCTGTAACGAGCCTAAAAATAAACCACTTCTAAGCTTATCACCCATTTTAGCAGCTTGTATAGGGTCAATAGTGCCAGCCTGCACCCCTGCTTGAATTCTATCTAAGCCTTGACTTGCATAAAAACCAATGTTGTCTGGTGAATCAATTAAACCACTCTGAATATCTGTATCAAGAGCATCTGTGAGGGCAGAGGTAGAATTATCAATTTGCATATTTCTTTCTTGTGCATTCGCCATGACTTTGTGGTTGGTATTTAATTCACCTAGTGAACGAGACATCTTTTCTTTAGCAACAGGATCTTGTACAGCTTCTGAGTATTGTTTAACAACACCCTTTGAGATTCCATCTAACTCACCTGCTAAAGTTCCCGGCGCACTGTATCGCGCTGACTGAACATACTTACCTTCTGGTTGCGATTGCCGAGAAAGAGCCTGTGATACATGTGCTGATGCTTGCTTATTATACTCTTTAACAGCATTAGACTGGGCTATATTATATATTGTTTCACTTACAGCCTTTATGCCTTTGTTAAAATACTCAACACCTTGTTGTGCTATCTGCGAGCCTAGTGCAGCTTCTTGTTGGCCTAGCTGTGCTCCGGAGGCTATAGCTTCTGCCCCGGCAGTCTGTTGAATTTTACCTATCTTAGCACTTGAGGCAATTTGATCAGCAACACCAGAAACGCTGATTGGTTGTGTGTTCGACGCTGTTGTTTCATTTGGCACTATTAACTTAGGCATTACAAACCTCCAAATGACTTAAAGATATTACCTACTGCCCCACCTATTGCATCTGCTTGTGCTAATTTGGTTTTATATGTGTCTACCTTGCCCTGATATTCCGCTGATAATGCTTGGTTTTCAGAAGCTTGCTGTTGTACTAAACCACTGTACTCGGCAGCTCTTGCTTCGTTTTCATACTGCATAGCTACCAGCTCCCCTTGGTACTGCATTAAGCTTTGTCTCTGTTTTGTATCGTTGCGTATCTGAACAAACTGACGTTCTGCCATTGTCATAACTGTGTTTTGTACGGCCATTGAGGAACGAGAGTTTATGGAAATGCCACTAGCTCCCATTGTAGCATAGTTTGTGGATGTTATATCAGATAATTGACGACCTAAAGCATCTTCATTTCTACGTGTAGTATTTTCATCAAGAGCTATATTATAGTTAGTTAGGACGGTTGATGAAATAGCAGCTGTGCGAAATACACTGGCTTGGAATTGTGACCCTTGTACAGCTGCTTTTCCAGCTTCCCTATATATACCTGCTTGAAAGGTTGAGCCTTGTTTGATTAAGTCAAGGCCGCTATTCATCATGGTTAGACCTTGAAAGGCTGAAAATGCGCCGCCCAGCGCTGTGGCTATGCCGCTACCACCAGTATCCCCGCCACTGCCACCATTCAAGTTTTGAAGACCTTTAACGTAGTCATCACTAGGTACATTCAAATTCTTAATATTGAAAGCCATTATTCTGTCCCTCCTTCAATGCTTCCAAAAATTCCCAATAAAGTCATAGGCAGCGGGCCACTAAAAGAAATAGTTAAGTTTGAATTAAATCCCTCTTTCCATGTTAGATTACCATACTTTACATCGCCTGTGAATAGCCCCAGACTACTGTTCATTTTATCCTGCGGGTCGCGCACAGGCACTTCTTCGGTGTTTACTGAAGGTAGGGCAGACTTATGAAATCTTAAAACAGGTTTAACCCAACGAGCTTGTTGTCCTTGCTGTGACCCTACCCCAAGGCTGTACTCTCTAGGCAATGTGACAATGGTGGTGGTGTATGGCAGCCCCACAGTGACTTCATATGCACGTCTGTCAAGAGTTATCGCACCAGAACTAACTGTTTTATTTGTATGGGTTGCGCCATCAGTTTTTACCTGAACCACCTTCCCTTCTAAGTGCGACAGTCCTGATATTGTAGTCACTAGCTTATGCACTTCCCCGCCAGTGGTATAAGTTGTATATGATGTTGTAGCAACAGCTACACCACCTTCAGTATTTAATTCAAATGTATTAGTTGTCTTATTAGCCACTTTATACACAAGGCCAATCACCTCAGTCATACCACCCACCTCAATCATCTTAACTAAATCACCATTAGAAAAACCATGTGCAGCTGCTGTAACTACCCCTGTGCTAGCTTTAGTTATTGCAGTAACAGTTTTGGGTAAGGAGTATGATAGATAAGAGTCACTAAAGCCATCAATATTGTCTTCACCTGTTGAATAGTCTAATCTTTCAACATATCGTTTGGTGGCTCCGTTGATTGTGCGCTTAACTATAACCCATACTTCATCATTGCCACCAGTAGAAATAGTTTGCACACTTTCAAAAAGGCCATCGGTTGTCCACTTAGTCCACGCAGTAACTTCTTGTTCGCGTATATATGTACATGCCAACATGTCGCCATCATTTAATACAACAAATAAGATCCTATCCGGGTCTTGCGCATAAGCAATTTCTTTAATGCCTGCCTCTGATAAATGCTCTGCAAGAAACAACAAATCTTCGCTGACGTAATTATCTATTTGAAAGTCGTATCTAAAAGCACTAATTTTTCTACCCGACCTTTGTACGTAAATTACTTGGTCATCAAGTGCTACAGGCTGTTGTAGATTAGATCCATGGTAGCCGCGCACTTGTTGTGTTATGTTAGATGGTGTTAATGCATTTGATGAAGACCCGCCGTCAATTGTAACCTCTGCACCTGTTGTGCCAAACACCAACTGCCCACGAATAGTGGCGGCCCATGAAATCTTATTTACTTCTGTGCCTGACAACTCGAAGCTCAATGAATCACCGTCACGTGAGCCTATGCCCATTGAGTCAAATATTCCAGATTCAGAAGCCCATATAGTTTGTGGGTCATGACTGGTGCCTGCTGCAAATAGTCTTTGTTGATGTAATGTACCTACAGACGGGTATCCGTATACACTTGACCATATGCTTTCCTCTTGTGTCCAGTTGCTTGTTGCGGTAACAGCATCTAAAGCCTTCTGTATTTCCCCAATTGCCAGCACATTTGATACTAAAGATGTAACTAAAACTACACCATTGTGTAATAGCACATATTTACCTACATCTCTGGGTGTGCTAATCCATGTATTAGCTGCGGCAGTTAAATTTACCATAGAACCTTCACGTGATGCACTTGGTGTAATAGATACTATAGGGGATAAATCCACCTTCCAGTTGTTTTGTGCAATCGCAGCAGTGCTAGGAAATGCTTGTAGGATAGTACATACCACAATATAGTTGCTAGTAAATGAAGTGATAGATGCCTTGCCTGTGCCTGCCAGATTATGAATTTGTCTACCAACATCTGATGCTTCAAAGAAAATCCCAGACGCAGTAAAATTTATCCCTGTACCACTAACGGCAGCAGGGGTTACTGTCCCTGTTGGTTTATATCCTTCTTCACTTGATGCAGATGGATAGAATGAAGTAGTAGTTAAAGCCCAAACTGCATCACTTGTCCACGTCAACTGTGCAGGTGCGTGTGATCCATGAAATAAATAAAGAATGCGCCCAAACTGCACATATGTAATATCTTTTACTTCTGTTTGTGTATATGTAGTAACTACAGTATATGGCACGCCTCCGCTTGATATCTGTCCACCGTCTTTGTAAAAACGAATATATAGATCACCGAACTCTAAAATATAAGCATTATCTTGATCGAACTGAAACCTAAGAAGTCTACTTACTTTAGCACTATCTTTAGTTGCTTCAATTTGCTCAAAACCATTTCTGCGGCGCAGTGGGCCGTGTGGCAAAACAATACAATTCTCAGCAGTTTTAACTGCATTCTTGTACTTTGCAATATCAACATGTGCCCACAGACGAGGTGTTATTTCACCTGCTGTAAAGTTGGATTGTATTTGCTGTATTTTATTAGTCATTATGAATCTCTTAAACGACTTTCATTAGGAAATATAGAATTTCTTGCATCAATAAATGTATCAGAATTTATATCTGATGAACTACTGGATGCAGTACCTGCCTGAGCCAATAAGTCTTTAGCGTGATCCATAGCATAAGACAAAGCAGCTTTATATGAAGACAGCTGGCCTGTTTTTGAATAGATCAATTCCGCTGTTAGTCTATCTACCACAGCTTGTTGTAAGTATATATCATAAGCATTTACATCTGTAATTAAGGCAATATAATAAATATTTATAGTGGCCTCATCAGTAAGAAGTTGGCTACCCTCGATTACATAAGGAGTTTGACCGGCCTTAGTTTCATTGATACTAATTAGTTTTAAAAGTTTTGGATTAGTTGGCAGTGAGTAAGCATAACTAAATTCAAATGCAGGGGCAGTTGCTAGTTGTGCTAAAGCAGCCCTTCTGCGGCATGATGGCCATGCGCCTAAACTCATTACTTCCTCGGCAATTAAATCATAAATAGCAGAACAATCTTTTGCTTCTACAGTAGCATCAGTCAGTGCTGTAATGCGAGAAGCAGCAATTCTAGTAAGAGCTAAGTTACAAATCTGAACTTTAGAACTCATAAAAAAGCCTCTCTAAAAAAATAATGGGCCATTTATAGATAACTATATTTGACCCACTAAAGACTGGACAACAATTAGTTGTCCAGCGTACCTGTCACAACCATTGTGATTGTTCCAGCAGCACCTGTTGCAGCAGCTGCTGTAACAGTTAAAGCTATATCCAACATAACTTGCGGATCTGTTGTATATCCAGCTAACTCCCATGCAGTCTTACCAATATCTGCAATATCATGAGCTTCCATAGCTACATTTACACCAGCAGTATTAGCAGCGTTTAAGGTTGTAATAGCAGATGCCAATCCATCAGCATCTTTAACAGCCCCAGTTACAGCATTATAGAAACCAACATCTACGGCAATTAAAGGTGTGGCGTGTGTGTCTAAATCATCGTTAAAAATATCACAACGAGTAATTTTCAACCTAGATGGTATTCTAATCATTTTAATAATGTCACCAACATCATCTATATTTGTAGTAGCAACTTCAATAGTTTCTGTATATTGACGAACTTTACCGCCTTGGTTTGCACCTTGGCGTAGTGTTACAGGTACAGCATCAAAGCCTGTGATGCTAGCAGATTTTACGGTTGCAGCGGCCATATGTCACCTCTTGTATTATGTTCTGTAGCATTCAATTGAAACAACTTTTTCTTCTTGACGTCTTACTGCACCGATATCCATAGCACCATAGACTTGAGTCGAGTATCGCTTATCATCACGTTCACTGACACGCACATTAATGTCACGACCAGTAGCAACCCCAACAGCAGAAGGAACAAACACAATCGCACGAACAAAGCCAGCAGCATCTTTGTGGATGGTTTGTGCAAGTCTTTCACACCACACAAAACGAAAGCCCATAAAGGTACTAACTTCACCAGCAACCAAAGCTTTGACTGTATTATAGTCGGAGCTGGTTACAGAGGTTTCACTAAGCAGCCCATCAGTTAAAGCAGCACCGTCATGGACACATGTTGGTACTTCAGACTGAAGGTCTACATTGTTCTGCATAAAGACTTTCTTGGCAGCACGCAATTTAGCAACAATAAGATCGCTATTAGCAGTACCAATATCTTCATCAATGATTTGTCCTGATGGCAGTACCACTGAAGATTGAGCATCAGCACTGTCAACAGCATAGGCATCACCATAAAGAGCAGCCAAGATAATATCATCTGCTTTGCGACCTAGGGCCATTGCAATAGATAATGAATATTCACTGGTTGGGTCAATAAGCATACGCACCTTATCTGAATTGTCGATTAATTCTGCGGCATCAAATGTGCGCAAAATGCAACGACGACGAGAGTGTGCAAGGTTTAAGGGATCAGGGGTATCACCATGACGGGTTAAAACTTCAGATGCTTCACCTGAGCCTAATCTATCAAAATGAGTATATTTACCTGTAATTTTTTCTGGTCTAACTACTGGAAGTAGCATAGAGCCTTTTTGTTGAACTAGCAATTCAAGATTAGCTTTAAATTGCTGTACAAATGCAACATTAACTGTACTAGACATAGTATTCACCTATAAACTAATTAATATATGAAGCTAATTAGCATGTCCAGATTGCCCTTGCGGATCAGGAGTTTGCATTTGTCTATATCATGGACTCTTGCGAGCTACCCACTACTTCGACGGGAACCTAGGGTGCTTCTAACCCCTATAATTCCGTTATTATAACCCATTCTATAGATACTTTTCTATAAAGTCAATAGGCTACTCAGATTGTTCTTTGTCTGGGTAAACATCCGAATACAAAGCATTGACTTGTTGAACTGCACTATCATGAGCCGGACTATTGAGATCATGGTAGGCATGGCCTTTATTTCCCATAATATCACTAATTTGGCTCATAGCTTGCTCTGGTGTGCGGCCTGACCCAGTGCCTCGCCCAATGCCAATTGTACCACGTTCAGCGTAAATACCACCCAGTTCAGCTGCCATCATGACAACAACAGGGTTATTACCGGCATATCCATTCTTTAACTCATCAACAGCTTCAGGGTACTTCTCAGCATACTTAGCCAATACACCTTTAAAGCAGGCAGTCTTTTCTTCAAAGGCATTACCCCATGTCTTTTGTAAAAAAGAACGAACATTCTCTTTTTGGGTATTAAGAGCCGCTAATGCTTCTTTACCACGGGCAACTTCAAGGTCTGACAGCACTTTTAATTGAGCATTATTAAGCCCAGCTTTGTGTGCCACTATCTTAGCTTGCTCTAAAAAGTCAGCATCGACTGGCAAATCGTTAGGAATATCAAGATCATACTTATCTGCTGATTCTGGGCGACCTAAAGCTTTATATACTCTATCCATTTTTTCTGCGGCCTTTGGGTCATTTTCAGCAGGCAGCCTAAACGTACCTGAGATTGATTCTAGTTTTGTATTAAACTCATCAATTACTTCTGGAGCAGCATCAGCACTTGGGATTGGAATTCTTCCGCCAATCATGTTCTGTGCGCTTAGGAAGCTTTTAGCAAGCCCATTGACATCCTTAATAGAGGACAGGGCTGGGTTGTCACGAATGTCTTCTGACAGCGAGCTGCGGAAGTCTACTGGGGCAACAGGGGCGGCTACAGACGCCTCAACAGACGGTGTAGTGGTTTCAGTGGTTGTGGTGACTACAGTTTCTTCATTAGTATTATTCGTCATTTTCTTTATCCTCTTTTTCCTGTTGTCTAATAAGTTTAAATTCAGTCGGGGTTAATTCTACGAACATTCTAAGACGTTGTACTAAATCATGTTGGCCATTGCGCCATATAATTCTGTTAGTGCTAGGCTCTCTGCCTGTAAGCTGTTCTTCATCTGGTGCAAAAATCGGGCGAGATACATCTTTTTCTAACTCCCTTAAAAGGCTCAATCCCGGTTCTATGCTTAATACATCTTTTACTAGCTTTGCTAATTCAGATGTTTTCATTTAACTGAACCCTCCTGTGGTATGCTGCCTACATTTTTAGCCATGTTACCAATACTTTCACCTGCCTGTAAAGCAGATTGTGCTTGTGCTGCTTGTTCTCGTTGGCCTCGTATTGCAGCTACCTCCTCATCTGTTCTTGTAAGCTGCTCTGGAATATCACGAATGCGAGCCATTACTTCAGCAACTTCATCAGTGTCAATCAGGTCAATTGTAGGAGTTTGTGTTAATTGGCCCATTTGAGAAACCTCTTGGACATAGGCACTAATATTGCGCAACTCAGACATCTGTTGTGAGCGTGCCAATGAATTAACAAACGCAATTTCTAAATCAATTGTTTTATTACCATATGCATCTCTAGTAGTAATTTTACTACGTACTGATTCAGGGATAGGTGGAATCTTGCCAGCTCTCATCAATATCTTTAGAGTGCGCATAATCAAAGGTTCAAAAACTTCATGGTTGGCTCTGCTTAATGGCGGCCCCAATACAACCTGCATTTGTTCCAGTCTTTGCTGAATTTCATATGCGGTCATTTCCCCAGTTTCTGTGCGAGGCGGCAGCATTAATTTATCAACATAGAATGCAGCTTTAATAGCATCTTTTAGTTCTTTAGCTTGCAAGAAACCTATATCAAAACGAGATTGTGTAACACCTTCTTTGATTCCTGCAATACTTCTTACAGACACCAGTTTGCCGGGGCGCATGTCTCCTGTAATAATATTGTTTTGTTCTTGGAATATAACTGGATCAATTGCTTTAGCCAAACCTTTAAGTAAAGTTCGTGTAAGTACATTAATCGTTAATACGTCAGGCAGTGCTACATGACTTGGCCCAAAACCATATATTTCGCCCGGCTGTGTTGACCATCTAGATACATACACAGGAAATTCATAATAGCCGTCTTCTTTAACTACTTTACTGCCTTTGGCCATTACATACATTGAAGCTACAGGCCTGTGATTAGCAGGTGCTTCACCAAATTCATTCAGCTTAACATCTTTTTTGTCGCGCATATAAACACAATGATAAAAATCAATTTCTTCTAGTGGTGTTGCTTCCATTTTTTTAATTAAGTCTTCACCGATTGCATCACCGAATTCTTCATATGCTTGTTTAAGAGTAAAATCAAATTTGTGATAAACACAATCAACCATACCTTTTGAATTTTCTGCATAGGCTACTTCACCTAAATGCCATGTCGCAAAATTCATTCCAGTGTATTGACCGTTCTCTCTCAGCTCATCATGTAATAAAACCATAGTGCCAAACCCAGAATGGCTTTGATATCCTATTCCTATCTGGTCGTCAAAATTAGAATCTGACAGCGCATTATGAACTTCAATAGTGGCGTTACTTGTCCACATATTTCCATCATCATCATTATTGAGAGCAGTTTGTTTAAACCTCAACTTACTCCATTTAGTCGCTGGGTTGGTAATTGTTGAATGCATTGAGGCGGCTAAATCTCTACAAGCACTAATAGCAGTAATGTCAAAAGTACGACTGTCTTTTCTGTTGCCCTTGCTTTGTTTGCCACTATTTGTAAACTTGCTATTTTGCGAAGGCACAATAAATTCAGCAATTTCTCTCCACACTCTTTCAACATTAGTACGCTCTTGTGTTGCAAAGGCAGCATTAGCTTGACGCATAAGCTTTTGGCCTAAACCATTTGGGTCGCCACTAGTCTGTTTATAAGAGTCTGTCATTATTTAGATCCTGTTAGTTTTGTATTTAATGTTTGCAAAGAGTACATTAAGGTGCGGTCGCCAAATAGGTAGAAGAATACAGCAGATGCCATATTGGCCATAATAACATAAATCTGTAAGTCAACTTGTGCACCCATTAATCCAGCTATTGTCATAATTGACCAATTGAGTAGAACTGTGTATACAACAATTGGTCGTTGCAGGGCAATAATATTAGCAACCCACCGCGAAATATTAGCTGGTACAGTGTTTGTCACTCTTAATACTTCTACATCTGCTTTACGAAGCTCAACAGCTTCACCAGCATTGGTTGGATTTGGCCCACCAGTGTTGTGGTCAACAATACGTTTTACAGCATAGCTTGCTGTAGGAATTAAAGATGTAAATATAGTTGCTAAAGATACTGGATCAAGCATATTATTCTCCGAGTAAAGTTTTAAACCCAACCGTCGAATCATCAGTGGTCAAAGGTAGCTTAGTTGCATCTACTGCATTGCGCCTGCGTTTAGTTTGTGAGGTTTTTGCTGATGCTGCTGAGTCCTCAGGGCTAATAGTTGGTTCTTGTTTAGGCTCAGGTGGTGGTGTCGGCACTGCTGCGGGTGCAGGTGGTGGCGGTGCAGGTGCAGGCGTAGGCGCCTTAGGCACTTTAGGCCGCATGAGTGCACTTACTGCCATACTTGCTACAAATCCTAATACTGGTATAAATACCGCTGGCATACTATAACCTCTTTAAAAACACAAACATTATTCACCTAACAACGTTTTAAATCCAACTGTCGAGCCATCCTCGTATATTGAACCCCTTCCTTTTTTACGTACTGCTGCTTTCGGCCCTGCTTTTCCTCCCACTGTAGTGCCATCAGCCTCTATAACAGCAGCAGGTTCAGGGGCAGCCTCTGGTGCCACTACTTCCTCTGGTGCTGGCATAGCTGGCATAGCTGGCATAGCTGGCATAGCTGGCATAGCTGGCATAGCTGGCATAGCTGGTGCAGGAGTTTTCCATGTCCTAGACGAGCTAGGTGCCCAGCTTGTTTCTGCTATAAGAAATGGCATAAATCCTGCTGGCATATTATAACCTCTTTAAATACATAATGGCCGATTGCCTAAATTTAAGGCAGTCAGCTAATAATTTCAAATCATTCTCAGCACTTACGCCAAGATAAAAATACTGTACACCAAATTCAGACTTAAGTATAGACTCAGCTTGTTTAAACATATCACATATTTTTCTAAATGTCTTTATACTTCTACGTCTAGGTGCAACGAAAAACCCATCTGTCTGGGCAAACTTTGTGTCAATGTGTTGATGGTGGTCATATATGACAATAGATAAATATCCTATTAATGTTTGTACATCATCAACTTCCTCAACCAGCCCTAGCCCTAAATGCGAGTTGGTTTCCTCAAGATGTTGATATAGTTCATCGTTTATATTAGGCCCGTTTAGCTCTGCCCCTACTACACCAACATCTTCCCAGTGCAATAATGATAACTCTTTAATTTTTTCTTTATGGTCAGAATACTTACCTCTAACTATGAGTAAATTACTGTTGGTAGTTTCCATCATCACTCCCGTAATCTATTGGGTCAAAGTCAGTAATAATTTGCATTGGTGTGCCTGTAGTACCATAGTCGTCATTTGCATATGCTGTCAAGCCCTCAAGAGCTATTGCATCTGCTGCATGACAAGTCCAGTCATGGGCCGGGTAATCCCTAAAGGCCTTACTATTCCTATCCCACTGGCGGTGATAGAGAGAAAGTTTCTTAATGCCATCAGCGCATGTAGCCTCATTGAAATGATAGCGACTGAACCTCTCTCTGGTAAGATTAATTGGCAGTTGCTTAGTAGGAGGTCTACTTGCCACCAATACCTCACCTTTAACCCCTGCATCTTGCAGTAATCTTACAAACAATTCTTTAGTGCTAAATCTGGTTTGAATGTTGTGTTGTGCACCATCATGAGGTAAGTTGTGGATTCTAAACTTAACCCCTGAAACTTGTTTGTCTTTAAGCAAACCGACATAATGTGCTAAGTCTTTGGTATTGTTCTCGTAATAATCTGTCCATATGATTCTATTGCCATCTATCTGCCTAAACCATATTGCAGTGTCATCAGTTATACCAAGATCCAGATATGTGTCGGTATACTTGTGATCATTCTGTACATATGTTCCTATACGCCCTTGACTGCGTGCACTAGTAATACAGTCCATGTAATATGCTCCTTTCTGCCCTGCCATGTAGCTAACCCCATACTCTGCCTCTATACGCTCCTCAGTCATCCCTGTACGACGTTCTTCATCAAGTTGGTCTTGGGATACCAGCTCATAGTAATTCGGCAAATCTGGCCAAAGGGCTTGAACCTCACTGACATACCATTCAGGTTGTCCAGTAATGGCCATTTCAAAATCATACATGTGATTCTTGCCAGCAGGCGTGCTGTTAAAGATTGCCCATCCACCATTCTCAAGAAGCATTGGTCTCATAATTTCCCACACGTCATCTCTTTGGAATGCGTACTCAGAAAAGACAATACCGCATGGGCCTGCACCACGAAGGGCATCTACATCATCTGATCCAATAATACGAATGATAGAGCCATTAATCAGCTCAATCTTCATTTCATTACTATTGGGTTTACCTTTAATAAGTCCTTTGGGAATGAAATCAAGGTACTTAACTTGATCTTTAGTCTTACCTTCCCATAAAGCTTTCTTGCCTTGGGAGTAGGTGGGGAAGATGTAATAGTAATTACCTACTCTCTCAAAGGCTTTCTTAATCATATAGTTCCAGCAGAATACATCTTTGCCAGAGCGTCTAGCCCATCGTAGGAAAGCTCTATCGCTGCCATTATCCATAGCTTGAAATACAGCTAATTGATATGATCTAGGGGTGAAGTTATATGGAAGCTGAATTGATTCATTCATATGTTTCATTTGCCTCATAGTCTATACGCAAATAATACGTTGAATAGATATTTATTGCAATTAGAATATAACATGTGTTACGGTATTAGTTCTTTTCTTGGATCTGGTAGGGTGAATGGAAGCAGAGCATTATTCGAAATTGTTCTTCTTCCTCCTACTCTCCATTCTTTTCTAAGTGTATCCTATTAAGAAACATGAAACACCTTCCTTATATATACCTTCCGTCAGCACAATACCAGTCTCTCTTTACCACCAACCTCCATACAGGCTCAAGGATCAATCCTTATTACCTACCCGCTACCCATGCACCACCATGGACTAGATCGTTTAGTAGTGGTGGCTACAATTAAGCCGTAGCATGGGTGGGAGGTGTATTCTATGCTGCCTATTCTTAGTCCGTTACAGAATAGGCTATTTGCCGTCATAGCTATGGTATGGGCTTACTACGAATACATCTTGAACATATCCTGATACTAGTGGTTTCCTTTGGCCTATCTTCCATCCTAGGCGGAATCTAAAGCAGGTGTGCATATTGGGCCATTGATAGATATAGTAATATTCATAATACTGCCCATCTGTGCAGGATATTTCTCTTACGAATAGGCCGGGTACATCTCCTGTACCATCACCTATTTCTTCATTTGGAGAAGATGAATACTCATACGTCACTTTTGCTTTACTATCCATGTAGAAGCCCATGTACTTGTAATTAAAGTAGTTAATGGGGTTACGCCATGCTAACCAGCAGTATCTTGCCCATTTACCTGCCGCTATTACTCTTAGGTAAGTGCTTGTATCTCTATTGAAATAGAAGTCTGCACAGTCGAACCATCTTAGGGCTGATGGCAAGCATTTGTCTTTTCCTGCTGGATTTGAGAACGGGATGTAGGCGGCTAATGCAACTGCCCCTATAAGCTGTAAGGGTATGGATATACACAAGAATTTAGCTATGTTGATGATTAATCTAAGTAAAAATTTGCACATATGACCTCTCTTAACTAATCAGGGTACGGTGTTGTATTATACCAGATTTTGGATCTATGGCGAGAGTTAACTACCATAAGATAATAAGATTCGGCCGCCTACCCTAAACCCCCTTACCGTATGTATATGATATATATAGTAATATATTATGGCCGTACCCCCATATGTAGCGTTTATGCCACTACAGCTATATCTAAACCCATGATTAATATAGTATTTGTATATGCACTATGCTCAATACACACTGGCTAACCTGTTGATTGTACAGGAGTTGGTATGCTGATATGTGTATGCTATGTGCATGATTGTACAGGAGTTGGTATGCTGATATGTGTATGCTATGTGCATGATTATACATATATTATTATGTGGTATATGTGTGCTATGTGTGGTATATGTATATGATTATACACGCGTGCGATACTACTGCATTGGGATTATATGGGTGAAATGAGCTAAATATGCGTATAATCCTAGTGTGTGCGATATATGTATAGTGTATATAGTGCTATATATAGCTCACACTCACACCACCACACTACATGTAGTACCACAAGCCCACAATTATGCCACCAATTGCCATATAATAACACTGATAACATATTGATTATATGATTGAATAGTGTTATTAAATGCTATATTACATAATGATAATTATGTGTACATAATACTACATATAGTGCCATGACAGCCTATTGTTTTAAATGCGACAATTGGCGGCTATAATCATCGTTATTGTCTTAAATACAACAATTAACGACCATAATATTAAAATAGTTGCTGAAAAAGTGGCAATTTATGACACATGATCTATACTTAAGATAGAGTAAAAGTAAAAGGAGATAGCGATTATGATGATAAATAAAGCATTAATGATAGCAGAGTCATTAGTTAGATACCATCTGTCGAAAGAGTGGACTATTAGAATGAACGGCAGATTACTCAAAACATTCGGACAGTGCAATCATCTCACCAAAGTGATTAATTTAAGTAAAAAATTAACGATAAATGAAATTGAAGATAGCGTTATTGATACAATTTTACATGAAATCGCTCACGCACTAGTTGGTTCAGGTCACGGACACGGCAAAGTATGGATAAATATGGCACTGAGCATTGGTTGCGCCGCGAAACGAACTAGGGTTGCAAAGTTAAATAGCTTTGGCCTTACCGAAAGTACGAAATATGTGGCAGTATACAACGGTCAAGTCTATTGCAGATATGTGAGACAGCCTAATATTGTGTCCATTGAAGCCAATGGCAGAATACGTGGTATTCCCGCGTCAAAAAGCAAAATTAAAATATATACAGTTTTGCAATGGATGCAGATTAAAAAATAGTTGCTGAAAAAGTGGCAATTTATAACACATGATCTATACTTAAGATAGAGTAAGAGTAAGAGCAAGTTAAAAGGAGATAGCGATCATGAATAATATGAAAAAATTGCAAGTTGTTGTTGTTTATCGCTATGATGGTATATGGGCGATTGCTGAAACGGTTACTGAAAAAAGTTTAGTGCGCTCGCCAGTGCGCGAGTATAGTTACGATGAAATTATGAAGTTAATGATTGACCAAGGTAAAAGTTACGAGTAATCAAACTAATCAAATTACTAGGAGATAATCATGCGCACTATAACCGAAATCGAGTTAAAAAAAATTATCGAACTACATAAGTTGTGGCTTGCTAGTGAAAATGAAGACGGCGCACAGGCAGATTTAAGTAATGCAGACTTGGGCGGCGCTGATTTGCGCGATGCAGACTTGAGCGGCGCATATTTACATGCCGCTGATTTAAAAAATGCGAGTTTATGTGATGCGGATTTATGTGATGCGCATTTGCAAAACGCTGATTTACGTGCCGCGGTTTTGCGCCGTGCAGATTTTCGCCGTGCGAACTTGCGTCGGGCTGATTTACAAGATACAGATTTAAGTAATGCGAACCTGCGCGGCGCGGATTTACGTGGTGCGGATTTACAATATGCGTATTTACGTGATGCGCATTTGCAAAACGCTGATTTACGCGGCGCGAATTTAAATGGCGCTGATTTAAGAGATGTGAATTTAAGTGATGCTATATTGCCGGACTATGAAATAGTGCAAGATGATACAGAAATTATCGGCTACAAGAAGTCTAGCGAAGGCTATTTAATAACTTTACGCATTGATAAAACTACAAAACGTTGCAATTCATTGGTTGGGCGCAAGTGTCGTGCAGAGAGTGCGACAGTAGTTAAAATCGAAGTTAAAGAAGGACAGACAGTGACACAAGCTAAATCACAA